CGGTTCATCAAAAACGCGACAGCTTTTGACGGGATACCGAAGACTTCAACGTCAGAGTCCCCGACAGTCAAGAAAGCCTTTTGCGGCAGGAGATCCAATATACCAATTTGACGTTTCGAGGCCATTTGCCTTGCGCCTTTCCAGTGTGTTGCAGGAATGCAGCACCCCCGACAGCGGGACCGCTGAAATTCCTTCGATAGGGCGTGCTGGGGTGGTTTTTATGAGGGGAGCGCTACACATGCAGCGCCCCCATCGAAGACAAGCCCACAGGGGGCCGTAGGAAGGATTGTAAGGAACGATCCGAACAATCCTCGATTGTTTTTACGGCGACTCGGACAGGGTCGCCGTGACGGACCCGAAAAAGCCTGTTGTCGGATCAGCAAGAACGTCGGCTTCCAGTTCCATGTCACCCCACTTCGAGTTGCCGATTAAGGAAACAGCCTTCGATGGTGTGATACGGCATTTCGGGAAGATCGCAGTCCAACGCGGACCAACGTCATTTTGACCGACGAACTTGATTGCCGCCTCGATGATCGACGCCGAGAAGATATCGACCGTGATCGATCCAGGCGGGGAGTCAATGATCGGAATGCCCATAAACGCCATACCAACGTTGCGTCCGGTGAACTCTTCGAGTACCATCGTCAACGTTGCGTCCTTTTGGACAATCGCGATCGCATCACGAACTTTCACGCCAGTCCGTGAACTGTAGTGGTCAAGCCTTGTCGGCTTGCACAGGAACTCGAACGTCGGTGCGTTACCGCAGTCAACATAATCGAGGTCGCCAGTCAGCTTGACCGAAACGATGCCCGTGCCAATGTAGTAGTTGTTGGTGTTGGGCGAATTGACTGAACCGAGAATGATAGGCATTTCTTTGTCCTTTCTTAGAGTTTGAACTCGGCAGGTATGAGGGGATATCGCGCAAACAGTTTGATACCCAACTTACCTTCCATGGTGAGGCCCTCGGCCATATCAGTCATCATCGACTCATATCGAAGTAACCCGCCGCCTCGCGCATTGACGATTACCTCAAGCTGACTGTCGTTGAGTATACCATCGAGAATAGCAATTCGGAACGTGTTTAGGTCCCGACCCACATTCTCATTCAGCGGCTTGCGCCCTTCGAGCACAACCCAGACTTCTGTAATCATGTTCACTAGACACGGTGATCTCGACACGCGACCTGGTGTTATCTGGGCTTCCGGCTCTACAACCTCATGCCCGTCAAGTAGGATGATGCAGGGACGCTTGTCATCCGGGACCTCGCCACGGTTACGGAAGTAGGACGGCATGAACCCTGGAACTACAAGACCACTCAGAATGGCCTCATAACGATCAAGAATGCCTGTACGACGATCAACCATTTTAGCTCCTAAGTATCTTTTGGAGGTGGAGGAATTTTACCCATCACTATTCCGGCAAACCCATTGAGCTTATCCGCGTACGGATGGGTTGTTATTTTGGTAAAAGTAACTCCGTCTTCTGACCGCCATAGTTGAAACCCTTGTGTCACAAGAGCAGCTCGCAAGTCTGGCCCCCCTTCCGTACCACCACCCTCAGCGTCATTGTACTGTGTGTAGACCGCAAGCTGTCTCTTGTATAAAAAAGTCCCAATAGCTTGGGTGTTATCCTTGTCCTTAAAACCATTCACCTCGATTTGTGGCGGCTGTCCTGGTCTAAAATTCCCTTCCGGTCCAGGAATAGGGAGAAAATAAGCGTTGTAGTGGACAAATTGAGCGTGTGGTGGGTTCGGGTCTGTAAAGAAACTTTCGGCCACAACCTCAGCGTTATGGCTAACAATACCCCCGCAGAAGTAACCTTCCGAATTATTAACGTCAAGAACGCCTTCTTGGTCTGAGGTAGTATCAACGTGGTAGTTATTAAATAATTCAGGCATTGTAGCAAAATGAACTGGAGGGTTGGAGATCAGGGTGAGATTTATCTCTTGCTCCAGCTTAGCAAGACTAATAGCAACTTTATCCCCAATACAAGCAGGCCAGCCTCCGTAGTAGGATGGATTGATAAAATTGTCAATGGCAGTAATATGGGCTATTTCACCACCTGTCGCTTGGTCTATTATTATTTCGTCAGTACTAGTTTGTCCAAATTCTCCGAATTTATTAACACCATTGAATAATTTTGGATCGGATGCCTCAGCATAAAACATCACTGTATTAGCGTAACCAGCACACCCAGAAATTACAAACGTCTTACTCTTTTTCTTATAAACCATTTTGAAGACATTGACACTTGGATAAACAGGAATGTGAAACAATTCATCATCGAATGTGGCTTTCGTGATCCCTTGCAAAATTTCTGTGCCGTCATCCCAGTCTATCCCGTTTCTAGATGTGTACAACTTACAAATACCTTCGAAGGCATTAGCAGGTAAAATGTTAGGAAAACTAGAGGTATTTGGAGCATTTCCAAAAACACAGGCGTAGAAAACACCCTGAATGCAATTTATGAACAAAGGAGTCCACTGTGAAAAAACCCCATCCGTGTTGATCGTTTTTACAACTTGCCAAGAGTCACTCAAGTCTTTTGAGATATAAATCTTGAGGTGTGTGCGATCGGGAGAGCTGAGAGCTGCAAAAATGCCGTTCTTGATAATCAGTGGGTCATCGGTCAACTTAGCGTCCACGGGCATCCCATAGCATGCCCCCACACCTAGAGCAAAGATATCGGGAGTATCCCCATCGACAGACTTCCACGTCTTAAAAAGGTCTGTCGATTTGGAGTTACCCGTTGTCCACACACCCTTGCCGTAAACTCCAGGATTGTGGTACGGAGTAATTTCTCGCCACGTTAAGCCATCGTGTGAAACAGTAAGAAAATTCTTGCGAACAGGATTAAAAACATCAGTGTTCGTCTGGTAACTACCGTGAACCACAAAGTCATTGGCTGTCCACTGCACATCGATCGGATTTTGAAAAGGATCAAACTTCCAACCAGCCGTGTCATCATCCTTTGGTGGCGAAAAAAGCTTTTCATCATCACTGTCGTCTGGCGGCGCGTCTTCCTCTTTTGGAATGTCCGAACCATCGATCGGCTGCGTGATAGTATAAACGTACTCTTGCGCATAGGACTTATTGTCAGTAACTGAAAACTGATCAATAACTTCCATCTTGATCCAAGCATCGGCTCCTGTCGGCTCCTGTGTCGGATCAGGGGCACCACCATCTGTTTTTTCAACGGCATCAGGTGGCGACGCCCAATAACGAATATGTGTCTTTTTGTGTGGACCACCCGTTCCGCCCTTGTCGTCCAAAAGGGCTTGTTCGTCATCATTGTTCAAAATGAACTTGTACTCTTGCGCATAAGACTTCGCGTCAGAAACGCCAAACTTCAAAATACGCTCAACCTTCAGATGCCCGTCGCCATTCTTGGACTGAACATCCGCTACACGAACCTTGCGTGAAGTATTGTTGTTCGTGTTTTCAAATATGAAACGATGCTCTTGCGCGTATGATTTTGCATCTCCCAACTCAATACGTTTGACGCAAGGCACAAGCACATACTGGGAGTCATCGTCTGGGTTCCTAACCTTCTTAACGATATACTGCCGGTATTTAGTGTCGATCGAGGTGGTCATTGGGACTTACTTGCGCACCTGCAACGTAAACATGATCTGTTGTTCGCCGGGTGTCAGAGGCTCCACAGTCACAACCCGCAAAGGCGTCATTGCCGGATACTCATCATGCCCGTCAACGTACAATAGTTTGTCACGTTCCGGGTCAGGCGTTATGCCAGGAATGTACGCCGACGGTAACAAAACCTTGCGATCATTCCACTGGATAAGGTCCCGTTCCATTCTTGACGAATTGAACATGGTCGTGATGACCTTGCACGGAAAGTCCTCGTACCCATCACGGCGCAGTATGGCTTTGGCACCCTTCTTTTCCGCCATCTTGTGGGCCAGCGCCACCTGCCGATCATAGACACCCATGGGTTTAGTACCTCACGAGCTGCCGAATGTTACTGCCACCGATCAGGCTGGACAATAACTGCTCAATCACAGTAATGCGCGGAATAGGATCAAGAGGTCCTTTGTCCGAGTATCTTGTCATGATCGGACCGACGCGTTCCTCGATTATCTTTTCCTGTGCCGGAACGAAATCAGGCGTCAAAGAAAAGGGGTCCGTGAGTTCACGAAAGACGGCCTCATTGCAAGCCTCGACAAGTTCCTTGGGCAACGTTGTACTGTCAACCAAATACCCCTCGTTGTCATAGACATTGACGCGTGGCCAGTCCAAGGCTTGGGCACGTCCATTCAGGCGACGACCCCGCCAAAGTAACTTATACTTTGAGTCCAAGTAGATCGTACCTCGCCGCAAGGCGCCTTCGATTTGTTCATCGGTAAACTCTGTAACGTCACGACCAAATGCAGCAGAAGCTGTCTGAAAGCCGAGTACGGATTGATAGCTCTCGGCATCTGCAAGGCCCGTTCCGTCCTCGACAACGATGGTCATTTCTGTTTCTCCGCTGCGTACGCCTCAATGATTGCCAAAGCATCGTTGCGGCTGGCGGGCTTCTCGCCTGAAATGCGACCTGCAAGATTTTGCAAACTCTTCCAAGGCAGCGCCAGATAATCCCGAGGGATCACGATCGGACGCTTCAATGCGCCGGACGTTTTCGGCACAGGCTTGTTGCTTGGAACTGCTGGTTCTGCGGGAGGTGTCTCTTGATCAGGTGTTGGCTTGTCAGGATCAAGCAAACCAGGTGTTAAAACGGCACCAAGCTTTGTCGCTGCGTCACCAATCTGTTCCGGCATAGTCAACTTGCGGACCCGTTCCTTGATGACTTCAAGCGAAGGGCGATCCTGCACTTTTGCCTGCTCCGGATGCCCGTCATCTTGTGTGACGCCAGGACCAACTTCCCGCGTCGTGTTCTTTGGAGTAACTGAGAATGTGCCGGACTGCGGACCAATGAAAAACTCAAGTGGCGCTCCGGCCTCTTTTGCCATCCGTGTCGCCTTGACGACATTTGTACGCGCCAGTTCAACGATGGCTTCGCGGTCAAACGTGTCAGGCATGAAGGGGTTGGTTTCGTGTGGAACGACGCCAGCAACTGGGTGGTCTTCCGGCAGGTCACCGTTTGCGATCATAGACGCAATGGGCGCGTCATGACCCTTGCCGATTGCAACTGCATACCTGCGCCGGATCATCATGATATCTTCCGATGCGGATGATACCTGGCGCGTAGCTCGCTTGATAATCGTCATAGTATTTTCTCCCTATGTACTCAAAAATGACAGGGAGCTTTTCAGTTCCCTGTCATTTCATTTGTGACTTTGCACTTACTGGATTTTGTGGATGAACCGGACCAGCCGGACGTTCTTGGAATTGTAGACGGCCGTCCAGTTTCCGTCATCGGCCAACTCGGCATCGGAAGGCGTCTGACTCGCAGGAACACCGTTTTGCGGAGTCCAGCGGATACCACGCGGGTGGAGGACGAAATGACGCCGATACACAAGATACTCCTGACCGCCGTTGATCAGGGGGTTTCTGTGTGTCTCGGACGGCACCTTGGGATTGCCTTCGCCCCAACCGATAGCGCCGGGTCCGAACAGGTAGGTCGTGTAGACGCCTGCCGTTGTCGGAGCCATCGCGTCATCAACGATGACACGCTTGCCCATGAAGGTCTTCATAACCAACTGCCCTTCGCTGTCGCGAATGAAGTCGATCAAGTCGTTCTTGGCAAGCGAGGACTCAACCGCGGAATGCATTGCAACACCGGCAATGTTTTCCTTGGCATCGCCAAGGGACTGGGCCGCATCGATAAACGAGTGACCATCGATGTACTGAGCACCTGCGGACAAGCCGGAGATGTCATGTGTGTTTGTCGCCGGTGACGGACCGTGCGACGCTGTTGCAAGAGCACCTTGCAGAGTCGACAGGAGCATATGATTGAACTCAGTGCTCCAGTTCTTGGCGATGCCATCGCCGATCGCCATCATCGGGTCATCCCCGGCAAGGGCTGCGGCGAGGTCCGTCGAGCCGTACACGAGTGCACGCGCATGCTGAACGGCAGTGTCCTGACCCGACTGAATTTTCTTCATGACGAGGTCTTCGGTGTCGTTCAGGAGTTGGGCACGTTCACCGAGCTCCTTCCAGTACGGCATTTCGATTTGCAGACCACCGCGTGTGCCGAAGTTGAGGTCGGCGACAGGTGCGATGATGCCGGACTGGAAAAACGCATTCAGGAGGATCGACTGCTCCCGAACGTACGGGTTGAAGATTTCCGGAACGATAACGTCCGAAACTTTCGTGGGGGTATTGGGCATTGCTTGTTGTCCTTTTCAAGATTTCAGGGAGAAGTCAAAGGACAATCGCAGCCTTCGGCTTTGGAATGTCCACAATCGAAACTAAACTGCAGCTTCGCTGCGGGCAGATTTATCAAGCCGCGACAGGGATAGTCTTGCCAGCGGCCTTCGCCAATTTCTCGGCTTTGGCACGATCAGTCATCAGTAACTGACCTTGCTGTGTGAGGTTCCAGGTGTCTTTGGACCACGGGTTCGGCTCGTTGGATTTGTTTCCGGTTCCCTGCTTGCCTGTGCCAGTTCCAGCATCGGCACCTTTTGCCGGGACAACGAAAACTTTTCCTTCGTCCGAAGAAATCCAATCAGACACGAACTTCTGAACGTCAACTGAACCCATGTCGGTCTCGACAATGGCCGAATAATCGCCGTCGCCGTCTTCCGTCACCTTGACGTTCTCGCGCAACATGGCTTTTGCAGCCTTCAACAACTTCGGATCGACACCCCCATCCATGAGAGCCTTTGTCAATCCGTCATCGATCAGCAACTTGGCGATGAAGGTTTCCTTGCTTGCCAACTTCGCCTCGAGTGCCTTCACAGCATTCGTATGCTTCGCCTCGATTGCAGTGATCTTCTGCTCCAGCATCTTGCGCGCGGCAACGGCTTCCGCGTTCTTCGTCTTGTCTTCAGGTGTCGTGCCGCCGCCCTTGTCGAGCTCGGCCTTGAGCTCTTTCAACTGCACGTACTCTTCGGCATTGAAGTCTTCCGGCACTGACGAATACTTTTCCTTCAGTGCCTTGACTTCATCTAGCACACGCCGCCGATCCTGCTTTGTCTTTTCGTGCGCCGTCTTCAAATTGATGACCTTGGGGTGACTATCGATATCGTCCAACTGAAGGACAAACTTGCCACCATCCTCATCGTAAAACTCACGCTGGGCCTCCGGGATATCATCCAAAGAGTCCAGTACTGCTTTCAAAGGCATCGCCTTGCTCCTGTTACGCCGACCTGTGTTTCAGCCACTCGGCTGTCGGCGCTCCGAGTTTCTCTTTTGTCCACCCACTCATTGATCGTGTGTATGGACTAAACCTATGTAAATTGACTTCCCACGCTCCGACAAATAAAGAGCGATCAGTCCATGCTGTGTGGCGCAAGAAGTGCTTACCTGAAATCGTCATAGGCACGCCACATAGTATGATCCGCTCGAACCCTTCTAAGACTGCAACGGCTACCGCAAACAACCCCGAGGACCCCGCGCAATCTTCAACTAGCATCGTGAAGTACTTGGCAAACTGCTGTTCAATAGGCTTCAACATTGGACCAACTACTTCAAAATCACTTGACTCAACCCACAATCGGCGTTGTGCTAACCAATCACAAATCTTCTCCGGGTGCAAGGTTATTGCGTAGTCAAGACGTTCAGTCCAAGTACCAATCATATCGTTGACTACAAAATAAGCGTCGGGCTCCACGAGCGACCGCGCCGACATGTAATCATCGATGACGCACTCAGCGCCACCGATGACAAATGCAACTGGCATCAGGGATAAGGATGGCTCGGCGCCCACCCATTACAGTGTGCACTTTCATGTCGCCAGTAGAAAGCCGATTGTCCAACTGGCATATAGAAAATGCAGTAACTACGCATAGTGAAAGTGCAGGCGTACGCCATGCCCCTGCAATGGTACATGACGCTTGCCGGACTCACCTCATAAAGGATCATCCGCTTTGTGGGTTGATGATCGAAGCGCGGAGGTATTGGAAACCTGTTATACTCCGCCCAACTACAAGTTGACATAAGCAGCAGTACAGTAATCACAGTCCACAGAAGCAATAGTGCAGCGATCAGGGTTTTCATGGTTCACGCTCCCGATGGCAAAAAGTAGCAACGAGGTTCGCCGTTGCCATTGTTCAAGAACAGCACACCGTGACCCGTGGGATTTGGTGGCATGTAAATGATCTTGCCTTGTGGCACAAAGTAACTACGTTGCTGTGGCACCTTCTGCCGACACGTCGTACCCCTTGTGTCCTCATCCTCATTGTACCACTCCCAGCAAGGCGGGTCCTCGTCATTGTCCGTGATGTGTGCAATAACCCCACCTTCCGTGTGACCAGCTTCACCTGGACGCACACGATCATACTCATCTGCCAAAAAGCCATCTGCCAAAGCGCAACAAGAATGTACAGGAGCGGATTGTAGCCACTCCTGTACTTTAGGATTGTCTGACCAACCACCAGCAAGAGTATTGTGTGTGCAATACGCTACTGCACCCGCGAGAACAACTACACAGAACAAGGCGCGAAGGTACTGCATCACAAAGAACTCCTTTAAGACTTTGCTGGTGCGGGAGCGGGAGCGGCAGGTGCCGGAGCAGGAGCTGCCTTTTCAAAAGCAGCAACGGCCTTTTTCGTAGCCCGCAAAATCTTGTCGTCCGTCAAGAAGCCCTTGACTGAAGACTGTGCCCAAAACGGGATACTAGAGGACTCACTGATTTCCTCGAAAAGGTCCGCCTTGAGCGCATCAAAAACGGCATTGAGCTGTTGAGTAGTAGCCATGACTTTCTCTCCACTGTTTGAGTTACGGTAATCTGGACACAGGAACTACAGGGTCAGAAATCGGACCACCGTCCGATTGTTCCTGATCCCAACCTTGACCAGCAGGTGCGCCGTGCGGATAGTACTCCATCAACTGCTGGTAACCCTGTTTCATCATAGTCGTATGATCGCCCGCAGGTGCGGGAGCAGGCTTGTGGATTTGCTGTGAGTACCGCGACATATTGACTCCTACCCTCGAATAGGTGGCCCGTACACTTGCCACCCAAGCAGAACAAACAAGATCAACTCGACAGCGCCGCTAGCTCGGGGTCCATATGTGCCACCGTACCCAAAAGATACGGCGACAAAAAATACGACCCAAACCAGCATGATTACCCAGAAGATAAGTCCTCTTTGCATGTGAAATCCTCCGAAGTTAGGCCGAAGTGAAACGCCCGTCATGCGGGTCATGGTTCGGATTGCCCACCTTCCCACCACCATGCTGAGGTGCCCCGATCTTCGAATGATCACCCTTCGGTCCATGCCTTGCTGGACTGATAGGGTGGGTCGTATTTGGAACGTTCAAATTCCCCGACGCCCTTTTGTTAAACTCAGGATTTTTGTAAAAGGAGGACGTATTTTTTGTAGTTGATCCATGAGCCCGAGCGTAGTAACCCCCATGATAGTTTGGATCACGTGTCGGAAAGCTGACGCCCCTTGTGTCCACCGGCCCCAATTGCTTCCCCGCACGTGACGCCGCCAACATCTTTGAGAACTTCATTTTCGATCTCCAGGTATGGCAACGCAGCGACATAGCGCTGAGCCGCTGGAAAGGTTTCAAGTAAGCGAAGTACGTCGTCCCGGCGAAGCACGCGGATCATGACTCAGCACTTGCCGTGACGCATTGAGTCCATGGAGTCCCAAGTATCGTTGTCCCCATCGGTATCATAGGGGTCATTGGCTTGTGTCTGGAGTTTCGCCAGTCCGCGAGCCATCATGTTCTTGTGAGGGTTCGCCATCGGCGCAGCCTTCGGGTGCGTCGAGTTGATCATTCCCTTTGTGGGACGAACGGGTGCTTGCACGTTCTTTGTTGCAGACCACATGATGAACTCCTGTTTCTTAGGAAATTGGTGCCAGTAGCAAGGGTTCGAACCTGCGACCTGACGCTTACAAGGCGCCTGCTCTACCAACTGAGCTATACCGGCTCTCTTATAGTTAGAAAAACCCCGCAGGAAACCCCATTCCTGCGGGGGTAGGGCCTAAGAGTTGGGTGTGGGGGGTGTGATCTTAGGCCGGAGTTCCTTTTAAGCGGACTTGTCGACCGGCGCGCCGACTTCAAGATCGGTGATACGCTGTGCCGACCTCGGGTCGAGCGTGACGTTGCAGTCCACCGTGCCGACAACATCATTCTCGGTACCAGGAATGACCTCGGCGTCGGCTGTCACGGCAACACGTGCCGTTCCGGCAGTCACGCTGTTGATGACACCCGACCACGTCTTGTTGTCATCGCTGGTCAAAGCAGAAACAGTAACCACCGTCTCGTCAGACGATGCGGCAGTCGGAGTGCCGGTAATAGCGACAACACGGCCTCGACCATCCTTGACCGAGAACGTAAACGGAACTGTCTGTTCTGTGGTGAAATCAACCATGGGGTATCTCCTTGTCCATTGCCGTGCCGGGAATGATGATCACTTCATTGGCGGCCAGCACTTTACCCACCAACGTCAGATAGTCTTTAAGCAGACCAAACTCGCCTGCTGTCGCAAGCGTATTGACTGTCGTCAAGAAAATACGAATGAGACTCATTGTCACCGTCCCTTCGCGGCCAACTTGTTGAAGCGTTTGGCCCCGTACTTTTTGCGACCGATATAAGCGGCAAGTGCACCGCTTATACCCTTCTTTCGAAGTGCTGCGAACCTTCCGCCAGTGCCCAGTTTTGCGTGAGGGTTCGGAGCAGGTTTATGAAGCTTCCTTGAGTAGCGTGCCATTTTTGCCTTTCCTCTTTATGGATGACTACTAGCGTCGGTTAATGTACCGGTCGTCGTAAATGATCCACCCGTACCCTGATTGGTCCCGAATGCAGATGCGCTACCACTAAACAATAGCGTGCCAGCTGTCCCAAGCGCAGCCGTAGCAACTGCAGGGTCGACCGGTTTTCCAGCCTCGTCAATAAATAAGCGCCTTGTCGCAAGTGGAATGTCACCACCCCCGTCTAGCAACGAAATGCCATAGAGTACGCGAAAATCGGCGATGTCACCGACAAAGTTGTCAAACCCGTCCGTCCCTATCCATGTCTCCAGCCCATTACCACCGACTGTGAAAGGCGTGGTCGCTATAGCATCTACATTTGTCACGTCAACATCGTCAATATAAACCTTAATCGCCAATGATGCCCCATCAAATCCAAGGATCATACAATGCCATAATCCATCATTCACTGCTGATGTCGAATGCGTTTCCATATTTGTGCTGACCGCAAACGGAACCGCGCCGACCTCATTATAAAGTATACCACTAATCAAGTTAAAATATGGATCAACGTCGTTTTCCGGGTCAACCACATAAAAGACGCCTCTCGCCTGCGTTGTCTTAAACCAGATGATGCTAGAAAATAAAGCACTAGCGCTTGCCGAAAGACTCGCAATCCGCAAGGAGGTCGATCCATCAAAGTGAACCGCTGAAGCAACGTAAGGTGGAGGAGTACTAAGCGCCAAGACGATGGCCGCCTCCCAACCAACTCCAGGATATTTTGCTTCCAATGCCTCACGCCAATCCACCGGACTAGCCGTGCTACTGATGAACGTCAACAAAGCTTGGCGCCAATCAACAGCCGACAAAGAACTTCCGGTCAAGCTAATGACAGCTTCACGCCAATCGACGCCACGCATCCCTGCCAATTCGGCGAGCGTTTCACGCCAATCAACATCCGCCATCACGGAAACCTTTCGAATGCTATCCAGGTCCCCTCGACCCGGAATATAGTGCGTCCTTGTGACACGAGCTTGTCAATCACAGGCTTCACCTGGACAACCGGCATGTCATGATAATCATGCCAGATAATCGTACCACCAGGTTTGATTGCTGCAAGAGCCAACTCTGTGTCGTGAGTAACGCCACGTGCACTATGGTCACCATCGATAAAGATTACATCCGCAGGGGGCAACTCGCCCACCTTGATATCCCCGGAACCATTTGCGCTGACCAGCAGTTCAAACCGCCGATCATTTACGCAGTGCCTACCGGGCGCTCCGGGTACTTCCCTTCGTTGGACGGGAAGTAACTTCGAACTGTAACCCGGAAGTACGTCGATACCTATATAACGTTGAAACTCAATGTGATCAAGGACCATTCGTGCAGTCCGCCCGGAGTTTACACCGATCTCGATCATCGTGTGTTTCGTCTGTGCAGTATTCGCAACTGCAAGGATCATCTCCATTTCGCCTTGGTTCAAGTAGGGCAGTCGAGACAATCCAGGCGTCCAACGAAAGTCTTTGGGCATGTAGCACTTCAACGCCTTTTGTTGAACGACCATCGGCGTTGTCTGTGGCCTCTTCACCGGGATCATCTCAGGAACTCCATCAGCCTCTTGGTTGCATTGACCATGTCGATTTTCTTGTTGCAACTGTGCATGGCAGACCAACAGTTGCAAGGATTGATCGGGTCGATACCCAGGAATGGTGCCCATACAGTTGATGATCTATGTGCATATGAACTCTCCATTCCACCAAAAACAATTACAACTGGTGTCCCTGTCGCTTGGGCCATTGCAAGGGCGAAGCCTGGCGCTGCCATTACAAGATTGGCAATCGAAAACAATCCAATCAATGTCTCAGTTGGTAAAGGATGTTCATAAAACTGGTGATCTGCCCATAGTTCTGGACCAATCAACCACTCACGATCCTTTTCCAAGTCAGCAACAGAAACGACATGGAAATACTTGCGAATGGAGTTGTAAAGAGCAAAATAGTGGTTTGTATCTGGATTGCGTTGCGTAATCGGGTTCCATTCTGTTCGAACAGTCAATGGTCGGACAACAAGAATTGGCTTTTCAGGATACCCGATCAACTTTCGTGCAGCCTCCTGCCATGCTGCCGGAACCGTCATTCTGTAGTCATAGTCTGTTTCAATGTGAGTGACTGCAGCCATCGCTTGCGGCAGTCCACCTAACTGAACGGCGATTGGAAAGGGATAATGAACTCTAACTTCTTGCAATGGGGTTGTCCCCATCGGATTTCTAACAAAGTACTTTAAGTTCTTGTTGACGCTTTTTGCCTGAGTCCGCAGTCGCGTATTGGACGCAACGAACTTCAACCGAGGCATGTCGTGATAAATTGCGGGCCACGATGTCTCCAACCACACGTCTTCGGCCTTTTCCAGGATAGGCTTGACAACTGCACGTTGGTAGAAACTGTCACCCATCCCCTGCATTCCATGGATGAAAACACGCCTTTGGATCGTGACATGCATGATTGCCATCCGTGTTCGGATCAGGGGTGCCAAAATTCCTGCGATAGAGCGGGCTACAGAGGTTTTTGGGAGGGGAGCGCTACCTCCCTAGCGCCCCCATGCGAAAGGGCGCTGTAGCCCGCTCTAATGGAGGGTCCGTTTGTTGTATTTTTGCAACACACTCAGTACCCATTGAACAATTGATGCTTGAAGGACTCCAGCAAGAACAGCCCTGTCGCAAGGTCCAGATCATCGTCATGAATGAAGTGTGCATAACCGTCGTCATTCTCAATCAACACAATAGTATGCTTTGCCTTGTGCTCCGCTGCAGCCTCTAGAACAGACTTTACTGCTCGCACCCGTTCGGGCAACTTGACTACAACATTGTCGGAAGACGCGCCAGGAGGTATGAACACACCACCCGCAGCATATTTGGTTTTGGATACAGCATCATTATGACCAACTGCTGCAACCAACTGTGTATTGATCTCGTAAATCTGCTTACTCAACCATTCGTTAACTCGACAATCAATGTCGCCTGATTGCGCGTTTCGATTAAACACACGAGTTAGATAAGTCAGCAGGTCATAACGCTCGCGCAGTTGCTCATAGGTCATCATCGGATTATCTCCACACGTCGTAGCTTGCTTTGCGCTGGTTGCTTGTCTTTTGGAAAGACGCCGGGTCGCCGTAATGCAGCGTGACCTTTAGACGTTAAACTGTAACACCCTCGAAAATGGAATAAGTAACCCCTAATGACTAGTTGCGCCAATCGGCTTGGCGCAACGTATAGTCCAGTATGCCAACGCTTGAGGTCCCAAGTCGCGGGACCTATTCCAGTTCCCACATCAGGCCTCTACAACAGGAACGTCTTGCCAGTCACGAACAATCCTAATCCACCCCTCTTTTGTTAGCATGGCTCCAGGGGTGTCCTCGTCAGCAAACTCCCAGGTTTCTATGTACTGCTGGAGTCGATCACCGTCCTTGGTTCGGAGTATTCGTAATTGCATCTTGCAACCTCATGCCTTGGGAAGCACAATACCAACTTGATCCTGGTACTTCCCCTTTCGATCGGCATACGATGTCTCACAACCCACCACATCAACACTCTCCAGCATTGGGTGACCCACATGCTTGGGTCTAGAAACAATATGCCGATGAAAGGTCAACTGCAGAAAACCCTCGCCAGCATACATACGCACGGGCAAGGGCGAGGTGTTAGCAATTTCTGTAGTGATCTGCCCAACCCACTCCGGCTCGAGGGGCGTCACATTACAGACAATGCCGCAACGGGCATAAGTGGACTTGCCGATACATATGACCAACACGTCACGAGGAACTCGGATCGTTTCCATGCTGACACCCAAAGCAAACGAGTTCGGAGGTATCAGTATCTCATCTGCCTCAACATCAACGAAACAACTATCGGCCATACTCTTCGGATCGATAACTGAATTGTTGACGTTCGTGAATACCTTGAACTGGCGACCCAGGCGAACGTCATACCCATAGGATGACAACCCATAGGAAATGATGCGGCCATTGCGGGTGAATACCCCGTGCTTTTCCTTGACCTGTGTTGCCGAAAACGGTGCAATCATCGGCACGTTTCCATAACAACGATCCTTGATTTCCCAGTCAGCCATGATAGTCATTCTTGCGCTTCCTTTTTCAATGAGACAAGACACGTTCCAGCAGCATACCCATTGACATACCAAACACCGCCGACGCAGCGCATAGCAACAATATTCGAAAATGAAGATCAGTCATCAGTTCACCGTTTCGTCATGACGCACAACAAGTGCTCCCAAACAATTGTAGACATGAGTCAGTAACACCTCCCAATCCTTCTCGTAGTAGCGGCAGTGAATGTAACCAGCCATAACGCTTGTCAATGCCGACAAAGCAATATCGGGGTCATGATCTTCCAGTACTAGACAAAGTTGCAATGACAATTCATTGATGGACGCTACCCGCTGTTTCACATCAGCCATTTTTTGTGGACTCCCTTCATCCTCACATACTACTTAATGAGGCGGGTCATGTGGACAACAACGTCAAGCCGACCACCGTCTGCCCCCCGACCTTCGGATCGAGTAACGGACTTGACCTTAAAATGATTGCCACGTTGAAACAAGAACTCGAACTCCCTTGGATTGTAAATTGCCTTTGGGTTTTTAACAGTTGATGGGATCACCTGCAACAGCACATCAGTTTCGCCAAGGTTCCCCTTCAAAGCATGCTCCGCCCATGCTTTAGCGGTGGTAGTTGCAACGTAACCCTGGTCTACAAAAACTCCACCAACTTTTAATTTATCCAGCAATGGATCATCTTCCGGCAAATGCAAGCCACGCCACAATTTAACTCCAGCAGGAACAGGTCTTCCATTTTCGGCAAGGTCTTTGTCGATCGCTGCAACCTTAGTATCCAAATCTCGTCGCTCGTCTGAATACCCACCGTTGCGGAGATAGTCATTGATCTTTTCAAATTCAGATGAAAACATGTACTGCTTAACTGCGCCGTCAGATGTAGCAAAGCGGCCCTTCTCATCATGATAGGGGTTCATACCCAACTTATGTGCACCAAGAGGATGACGCGTTGCAAAGAAACTACCCACCTTCTTCGGCTCGTCCTCGACTATGTTCAAAGTTCCGTCTTCAAGCATGCCGGGCGGAGTATCGTCAACTGACTTGTTCATGATCACACCTCTCGCAACACTGTATCATACTTGCCGTCTTTTGCTTTCTTGACGGAAATGACTTTGAACCGTGTACCACTCCTGAATAGAACCTCCCGTTCCTCAGGATTAAAAGCAATTCGTGCAATGTCCTTGCCAGTCTTGCCTTGGATCGTGAAATTGACAAGTGGCCGATGCCCCGGGTCAAAACTACTGTCCGATCGTTTTGTACTCAAGAACGCCCGTTCCTCAATCGTCTTTCCAACTGCATCCTGATAAACCTTCAACACGTCTGGATTGTTGGACCCGACACGATCGGTCGTTCCTTCATAATTAGGCATACGCCCCAGTGCTGAGTTCAGCTTTTCGACGTAATCCTGCTGCTCAGGAGTCAACGTCTGGCGCCGCAATGAATTGTTTATACCGAGGTAGGACGGACCCGTGTAGTCATGAATGATGTTGCGCTCACCAACAGACAATTTGACATAATTGGGTATATCTTCGTCCATGGTGAAGTGAGCACTGACACCTTTGATTGCTTTGTCGAACTCAGCATCGGTGAACTCAGAGGTTGCAAAGCGTCCCTTCTCGTCATGGTTCGGATTGAACCCCAACTTGCCTACGTCCATGTTATCCAGGATTGTCTGCAACCCTGTCAGTGCCTCGAGTACTTCATCACGTGCCACCTTCAACTTCTTCGCATTCCTTTCCGTACGCAGGGCAATCATCGCCGCAACTGCGCGAGACATGTAGTCCTTTGCAATACCAACAGACACTTGAGCATTTTCAGCAAAGTTGACAACTTGTGCATGGATTGCCTCTTCCACATCCGCAGGGAAATCAGCACCAGCAACATGGTACAAACTGAAGGTGATGGCAGCTGCCAATAACTCCCGTTTGTTGTCATTCAGTTTGCTTCCTACAGTATGAACTATATCCTTCGCAGGACCAGCAAGAAACGCCTTGATCGGCCCCGTTGCAAACTTGCCATGCTCGTCATGGAACGGATTAAACCCTACCTGATTGACAGTTGAGTCCTGTGGCATGTCAGGATTGAGACCAGGCCCCAACTTGCGGATGGTCCAGAAGTCATCCGCAAGGTCCCGATCTTCTAAGTAATCGCCTGGTATCCAGAAGTGGCCTGCATCACCCCAATCCGTGCCATAGGAGTTGCGCACCTCATACATGAAGGACGGCACAGCAACAGCAGGTAACCCCGATCGCAGGAACACTGGATTACTATGGAAATCCGTGTCATACCCAACGATGCAAACGGCATGACCACCAATCTGCTTTTCAGAGTTGAAGTCGGGCATCAACAATATGCCTGTTTTCGCAACCTGATCATCCTGGAATGACGAGTACACAGTGAACCCACCGACAAACGGAAACTTAGACGCAATGCATTTCATGAAGTCGTCGTGTGTCTTCAGTCGAGAGTATTTGGATATACGATAGTCTTGATCATCTGGCGGCAACGGTGGCTTGACCTTGAACTTCTTGATCTTGTACGGCCATTCGGCTTCCGTGCAAACTCCGATTTTGGCAAGTACCTTGATACCGTCACGGATTTCCGCGCCACTATCGGACTTCACACTGTCTTCAATTTGTCGCTCCAGATAGTAGAGTTGTAATCGTGAAAGCATCGGCGTGTTTGGACCATGCAAGTACATCACAGGTGGGATCAAGGCGTTTGCCGTGCATGAACCCAAATCCCCTTGATCAAAGATCGGACACAGCAATTTCCGTAGTGAAGCCTTTGCCGGCAACCCAATTGACTTGGGGTGCTCGAGTGCATAAAGCAAGTCCCGCTTGTCAGGTGTATCTGGCGACCAGCCGAAATTCTTTTTGATGACAAGGGACTCAACTGCCGCTCGCGCAACCATACGAGTATTCCTTTTCTTAGCAGGCTTGAATTGGGAGGTATCAATCTGCCTCAACTGATCGATCGTATACCTCAAACCCGTATGATCTATGAACTTCCCCACCTTCATCGTGCCATGTCGAAACATCGCCGCATGAACTGTACCAAGCAATCCGTCTTGCACATGTGGAGGTTGACGCTTGAGCCATCCACTGTAGGTCAGCTTTGCAGGCACCTCACCATTCATGTACTCGACAACATCATCGGGCAAGTCACCTGGATCAAACCCAAGGTCCTTGATTGCCTTGATCAAAGCAACAAACGCCGATCGACACCCAATGTGCGCGGGAGGACGAGGGCCTTCACCGATACCAAAAATTGACCCATCCAGTCCTTCGCAAATGTCTGTTGTTCTGTCGTCCAGAACAGACACCCACATACCACTACCAATCAGGTCTGAGTTTGCTTCATAGAACAACTCTCGCGCATTGTTTGCCGCATGGTTCGCCGCAGTCCTTGTAACCGACGCCGCCGATCTTCGCGATACCGCGAGAACCCCGTCTTGATAATTTGCTGCTTTCGTTCCACGTATGGCCTTGATAATTGAGTTGACTGAGTCCTTAGCCGTGCTTCCAGCTCTAATCGCAGCGCGAATGCGATTGAACCGACCAACACGCATACCCTCAATCCACTCAGAAAGTAGAGCACCCTGAAATGGAACATCTGTAACCCCCTCTTCCAACGCAGCGCTGGCTGCGCGTCCGAAGTCCCATTCGATTGGCAGTAATCGTGTCAGCGCTGTTTGCTGATACTCTTGCTCATACTTCGCCAACTTGACCAACCTGTCAGTCAACGCCTTTTCGATATCGCGGAATGTCTTGTCATTGACGCCAGCAACAGCACGCAGGACTGTATCGATGCGACCAAGAGTACCATCCTGCTTTGCTCGATCGGCAATCGCTGCAAGTAGCAATGAGTCGTTGCTGTCAAGAATGACTGTTAACTCGTCAATCATCGTGCGCTGAAGACGAGTCAAACCAATCTGGTGTGATACTAGTTTGTCAAGAAGGTCCTCGTTGATGTTGTCACCGGGTGCTGCCCCATACTTCATGGCAAGCAAGTGTGCCGGTGGCAGGACTTCAATCTCAGAAGGTCCCCAAACAAATCGAGACTGCCTAGACAAACCAAGACGTGCTAAAGGATGAGTCTTCGGCAAGACTTCAAAGTCAGAAGGACCCCAAACAAATCGTGAGTTCATTTTATCACCGTCAAGTAAATAACACGTCCTTGACGCTTAATTACGCGATATGTTGTGCCTCGCCGCAACAAGACCTCTTGCTCTCCACCTTGGAGACTCTGCCCTTTTAACAAAGCCTTTGCCTTTTTAGTCAGATTTTTTGAACTAACTTCTGGACTGATAACCTTCGTCCCCTTTGGCAAAAGGATATGAGCCAAGTATCCGCTGGTTTCATCACCTTCATCGTCTTCCATCCTAGTGAAGATTTCAGCCGCCTCCTTGTCAATAGAAGTTGAGTTGAAACCACGATCCGTAAACGTGTCACCCTCTTTCAACTCGCCAATTGCGTCCTTGTCCATGCCACGGTAAACAACTGTATCTTCAGTTAGGCTTTGCGCACCATAGTCAAACGCCCGATCCAACCCCCGAATAGTTCTTTGCTGGGAACCACTAGTCCAATCATTCTCGTCACCACTACGCAAAGCATTGTTGATTGCCAAATACTTCCCACTAACCCAATCCGAACATGCAACTTGCGAGGTGGGTAACAAAGCGTCAGGCAGATTGGACCAGTTTGGTTCTAACTTTTTAACATCATCGCCAGTAAGTCTCTTAGCGTTCTCACCAACCCATTCACCGGCCCCAGGCTGGCCAGCAGGAACACGTGGTTGCTTAGGATCAAATGACATTTTCAGACCTTCACCATCATGTACGCCACAACTGCAAAGATCGCAGCCATAGGCGCACTGATGTACCAAACGTCTCGCCGTTCCGAGAACAGATCAAAAATAGTGGTAACCGCACACATTGCAAATAATGCAGTGCATGCGGCACCAACCCATATCAAGACTTGATGACCCATCTAGGCATCATCGACAAGCGCGTTGCGGATGACGACCTTCCGCAACGATCCATTCTTTGCAGGCTTGACGACTCGCGTCATTCCAGCAGGTGCTCGCTGAACCCGAGGCTTCATTGCCTTCGGATGATACTTCGCCGCAACCTTCGGCTTTCGTGCGTAACCCATCTTTGCCATTTATACTTTCCTTTCAGGTTCACTACGCAAACGTTGTTATCACACCATTGACAACAGTGATCGTCTTTCCGACCAGCGATGCTGTAGTTATTGTCCCGCTAAATCCAGTAGTGGCTGGCCCTTGTGGTCCTGTTGCACCTATCGGACCTGTCGCCCCTGTTGATCCAATTGCACCTGTCGCCCCGATTGGACCCGTCGCCCCGATCGGACCCGTGGCACCTGTGACACCAATTGGACCTGTTGAACCTGTTGCCCCGATCGGACCTGTAACTCCCGTGGCACCTATTGGACCCGTTACACCCGTCGCCCCGATTGGGCCTGTAGCGCCTGACGCCCCTGTCGCACCATTTCCCACAACACTTGCAGGTCGCCATTTCAAAGTGGGGGCGTCATCTGCTACGACCCTTGTCAGTACATCGCCGTCCACACCACCCTCGGGTATAGTATTTGAGAATGGCTTGGACTGATCTGTTGTTCGGCCGCGTGACATGTTACCTCCAACTCTTATCCGAAAACGTAACCGTAGCTCTGTGCGGCGTTACCAGGAATGGCGAAGTTCAAGAAAATATCGTCTGGCTGCTGAAACATGATGAAAGGATCATTTCCTAAGCGAATTACTTCGCCATTCGTCAACGCACGGTTCCAACCACAGGACAAAGCAAAATTGCAGTTAGAAGCTTGGTCTTCAGAAAGAGTAGCCGCTCCGCCAATAATCAAGTAGACTAACGTAGGATCGTTACCTCCGATAGAAACACTCAAGGCTGTAGTTTGTCCAGTCGTAACATCAATACCATCTCGCCATATAGAATGCACGCCAAGCACGCGACGAAAAATCCAGCAATGAACCTGACCATCCAATGAACCAGCAGCATCAGCACCGCCCTGAATAGACGACCCATTATACTCAAGCATTGTCATGTTACCAGCAACTACACCGCCAGTTGCATAAGATAAATTCCCCATCATGGTAAGGTTTGAACTGGCTCCATAGTCTGCATGACCTTGATGCCAAAGACGTGTATACGCCCCACCCGATGCAGGGTTACCCAACATCATGACAGTGAAGTCGCCTGTAAAGGTTCCATCGGACGTGTAGAGATAGGGAACATAAGGAGTTGCATAACCAATAACCGTAGTCTTAGAACTACTAAACTTCTGCCCTATAATCTTTCTTCCTCGAAAAGTTATTGGCTGCAGGTTCATAACAGGTGGGTTGGGCGTATTGGAGCCACTGATGCCAGCACGGCTATAGTTAGTGCCAGCCCCATACCTGTAACTTGCAGGGGTAATGGCGTGAGCAAGTCCGTGCGTATACGGACCGGGTTGTAATTTGAAAGCGGGCAACATCTAGTAACCCTCTTTATACGAACTGATACTGAATTGGGCATCGCGAGAAAATGTTTCCGCTAGATGCCAACGAGGCACCTGACCCATTGATGAACACAGGACCCCACTTCTTCGGCATTGTGCCGCCGAATATCTGCTTAACTCTCGCCGATCCAGACCACACCCTGTTGGCGCTCGCATCAAAAATGATTGAGTCAACAAATTTCAATGCGCTGGCCTTAACACTCACAGACGTAAAAGTAACTGTTCCCTCAGAACCCGTGATAGTGTCGGGGTATGTGGGTCCATCATCCAAAATTTCGTAACACCAAATCTCGCCAGTATTATTCACAGTCGGCGTACTACCCGATTTGATCTGCCATGATAAAATCTGGTCCATTGCGAGGTCTGCCGTGTTGTCCACAACAGCCCCCATCCAGCCTGCAACCAACGTTGAACTATTGGCGAGCGACTGCAGGTTCGTCACAGTGAACGCAGAAAATACTGCATATGACGGCTTCAGAATAGTCGTAGTCATGAGCCTTTACCTTTCCGTTTAGGACTTGGTTACCTTCAGGTCCAAGGTAACTCTTGTGATCGTTGTGACGCTATCAACATTGAATGCCAGGATATCACCAGCAGTGATCGCTGTCGTCCATCCGGTCAACGTCGCATCTTGTGACTTTGCAGCGCTCGAAATCGTAGGTGGAGCACTGGCAGTTATCTTATCGGCAGCAACAGGATGCGTACCCGGCGCAAAACTGGCATATGTCGTTTTCCACACATTGACAACAACTGAACCAGTTTGATCGGCAAGCAGGGTTGCTTGTGTGATCGTGCAACCGAACGGAATTTCCAAGTAACCCTTGAGGCCTGTTGTCAGCACAGAGCCAGCGCCATCGATCACGAAACTGATAGCGCCTGTTGCACCTGGTCCCGATGCACCTGTCGCGCCTGTCGGCCCCGTGGCTCCCGTAGCTCCCGTGGGTCCGGTTGCCCCTGTAGCACCAACTGCACCTGTAACTCCTGTTGCGCCTGTCGGACCCGTAGCTCCTGTTACGCCTGTGGCGCCTGTAACACCAGTTGCGCCTGTAACTCCCGTTGCCCCTGTGGGTCCTGTGGCGCCAACTGCACCAGCAGAACCAGCGGGGCCTGTAGCGCCTGTCGGCCCCGTTGCGCCAGTCAATCCTGTCGCACCAACCGCGCCGTCGGCTCCCGCTGGTCCTGTGGCCCCCGTAGCTCCTGTCGCCCCATCAGGCCCCGTAGCGCCTGCCGGACCTGTAGCTCCAACTGGACCCCCTGCCGGACCTGTAGCACCAACTGGTCCCGTGGCACCAGCAGGTCCCGTGGCACCTGTCGATCCAACTCCCGTTGCACCGATTGGTCCTGTTGCGCCAATTGGTCCGGTAGCGCCTGTTGCACCGATCGGGCCTGTCGCGCCGGTGGCGCCAATCGGACCCGTTGATCCTGTAGCACCAACTGGCCCCGTTGCGCCGGTAGCGCCAATTGGGCCTGTTGCACCTATTGGTCCTGTAGCACCTGTTGCACCAACTGGACCTGTTGCGCCTGTCGCGCCCTTGACACCTGTTGCGCCTGTAGCTCCCGTTGCGCCAGATGCACCCGTTGCACCTGTCCGACCTCCATTAGGTCCGGTTGCGCCTGTCGCGCCTGTAGCTCCCGTTGCACCTTGTGGACCAGCCAAACTGATACGCCAATCTGTAGCTGCCAACGGCGCGGAGCCGATCGATGTAACGTTGACTGTCAACGTGGTTCCAGAGTATGCCGTTATCTGGCCCACCATCCAATTCGTTGTCGGATGTGCCGCAGATGCCAGCAATAACCAAGAACCAATAACCCACCCATCACCAGCAAGAACTGTAAGCGTTTTTGAACCCAACGCTGGAGTCATCGAAGTGGCAGATGTATCAGTAACCCGAATAAAGGGACCTGTGGCGCCTGTAGGTCCGGTAGCGCCTGTTGGTCCCGTTGCCCCTGTAGCACCTATTGGTCCAGCGACACCGGTTGGTCCCGTGGCACCCGTTGCACCTGCTGGCCCTGTCGCCCCTGCGGGTCCCGTTGGGCCTGTCGCGCCGGTAGCGCCTGTAGCCCCTGTTGCACCAACTGGGCCCCCTGCTGGACCTGAAGCCCCCGTTGCGCCTGTCGCCCCTGTAGCACCAATGGGACCACCGGGAGGGCCTGAAGCACCTGTTGCTCCAACTGGACCTGTAGCGCCGACTGGACCTGTTGCCCCTTCGGGGCCTGTCGCACCTGTCGAGCCAACTCCCGTTGCGCCTGTAAGTCCTGTTGATCCTGTCGCGCCTGTTAATCCTGTAGGTCCAGTAGCGCCAGTTGCCCCATCAACCCCTGCCGCGCCATCCGCACCCGCAGGCCCCTGATCTCCGATCGCACCCGTGCCACCCGTTCCTCCGGTTGCCCCTGTGGCACCAACTGGACCTGTAGCACCAATCGGACCTGTAGCTCCGGTTGGTCCTGTAGCACCTGTTGCACCCCCTGAGGGCCCGGTTGCGCCTGTCGCACCTGTAGCACCAGTTGATCCCTGATTTGTGCCCGCTGGTCCTGTAGCACCCGGAGGTCCCGACAAACTAATTTGCCAGTCAGCTGCGGCAAGAGGCGAAGAACCTATAGTTACCACATTGACCGTCAATGAAGTATCAACATAGGCCGTGATCTGGCCTGCCATCCAGTTTGTTGTGGGATTAGCAGCCGAGGCGATAACAAGCCATGTACCAACTACCCAACCATCGTTCGGGAATACCTGAAATACCTTACTGGCAATCGAAGGCGTCAAGCTTGTGGAAGACGTGTCGGTAATGTTTGGTGCCTCTAGTCCGATCGGACCCGTTGCACCCTGATTTCCTGTTGCACCAACAGGACCAGCGGCACCTGCTTGTCCCGTTGAACCTGTAACTCCCGTGGCACCCGTTGCACCTGTCGGACCTGTTGCGCCAACCGGACCACCTCCAGGTTGCCACTTCAGAGTTGGTGCGTTGTCTGCTACGCCCACTCTCGTCAAAACGTCCCCATCGTTTCCACCGATAGGGACCGCAGTTGAAAAGCGTAACGAAACGTCTCTTGTTCGTGCCTGCCGGGTCATTGCGTGTTATCTCCGAAATTACCACCAGGCTTATTTGGCGGCTGATTGTTCGGGGGCTGTTGTGCTGGATTGTTCGGATCGGGCTTGATCACGGCACCAGGACCAACGGGAAGCGGGTTGTCTATGACTTCTTTTTCGATGAGTGCTTGTTCTTCCTCGAATGTCCGCTCGGTCGATGCGATCTCGCCACGCTGGAAGTTCTCGTACAGCGTTTCCTTGGAAATGCCACCACCCTGCCAAACCTGCATGAGGAACGTTGCATCTTGCGGTGTCATCACGCTGTCAACGAACTTCAGGTTCGGCTTGACTGTAATTTCCAATGGGTCTTGTCCGACAAACATTGCCGCGTAACGCAATGCCTTTTCGAGCGCGGCGGCAGATGCCTGTGAAATCGTAGTTAATGTTGTCGTCTGAGCACTGGCACGCAAACGTAAGGCCTCACCCGACTCCCGTTGCCCACCCTGATCGAACAAGCGCAACCCCTCGCGAACTGCATTCGCACGTTCATCCTGGATTGCCACCCTATGTGCGTTGATACCCACACCTTGTGGACCGACGTACTTTGCATCAGAGTCAGGAGGTAACCCAACAACTACGCCAGCACCAACTGCATTCGGAAGGTCATCAGTCAACCCCATAATGAAGAGTGTCTCTTGCCCTGACATGTGCAGCTGATGGCGATAGTCAGCGTCTAAGCGAAAGATTGCCAGACATGCACGACCTACGCCAAACAGTGGGGGTTCCTCGGGTGCCAAGCGCAAGTCACGGGGACCGACGACAACAAGCGGAATTTCCTGAAACGTTTTGCCACCCAACATCTGCGGTGTGAACTTGTTAACGGCTTCCGTGTTGTCATAAACTTCTGCCGTGTAAGTATTTCCCTCGAGTCGTAGTACACGATAGTGCTCACGCCGTGTCCACACAAACTCAGACTCAATGCGTTCCTCGCGTGTCTCGTCAAAAACGAACAAGTCCTTTTCGATCTCCGCCCAATTAATCAGGCGCTCCGCCGTGTACCCTGCAAAGTAGGGCAATGCTGCTGGCTTCGTGATTGAGCCGTCGCCCGATGGAACATCAACCAGAATTGAGAAACGCCCCTGCATCAGTAGTTCAGTTGTGATCCGTGTATGGAATGCCTCGAGTGTCAATCCATCGAGGCTACAGTTTTCGAACATGAAGGCAAGTGGCTTGCCATCCTCCAACCCTGTGATCTCGGCGGCAGTTCGATGGACCAAGCCAACCATGCCTGACAATGTGGGTGCAAAGATATCCGGGAACTGAGCGCGATTGGCGTAAGCCATATACAGCGCTGAACCCTTGTCATAGTTAACACCAGCGGCCAGGTTCCAGTTGCCAGTTCCAGTCCCAAGGTTGACGAAAGCACCCTGTGCCGCAAACCCGGAAGGCATCGGCAAATACTGCAGAATGTACTTCTTGACCTCACGCTCGCCATGGGCAATGCGGCGCATAGTTTGCCAATCCTCGAAATGTATCTCGTAATCGGGATGGCGACTATTGACAGACATGGAAGCCTTTTCCTTATACTAGATGAACATGACCCAGACCATTGATCCGACACGCACGTGCCAATCCCGGTGACAAATCGAAACTGCGTCCTGTCCATGCTGCGGGACCACGATCCACAACCCTTGCAGTAACTACGCGCCCATTGCATGCCACTTTATGAACTGAACCAAGTGGAAGTGTCCTATGTGCGAAAACCATGGACCCGCAATTCATCCCACCAGTTGCCGTTACACGATCACAAAACACTGATGCATTGTGACCAGTAGTCTGTCGGGCCTCTGCTGTCTGGAAAGAGGCAAGCACGAAAAGCAAACTGATAGCAGCATAGTTCATTGCAAACTCCTCCTAACGTCTCGACACACAACGTCAATCTCATGACACTGGACGTCAATACGGGCCAAAGCGCTGTCAATAGTAAGAATGGCCTTTACTTGTGTCTGATGAAACTCAACAGCAAGCCTGTATATCTGGACGACGACTATTGCAATTGCGCAAAGCGCGACAAGCGATAGTCCCATGAACACAAGGGTCAAAAAGTCCATCATGGCTGATGACTCCTTGCTTGTGCTGACTTGATCGTCAGAATGTGTTGAGTATTCGCGTCAATACGCGCTAACGTAGTATCAATTGTCTTGAAACGAACTTCGTCCTGCCCCGTATGAACTGCCAACTCTTGCTTTGTCTGAAAAATGTGGTTCGTCAACTCTTCCTTGACTTTGACTTGCTGTGCAATTAGTTCTTCTTT